TTGGTCTTTCTAGCAAACTTTTATTTGATGGTTCAGAATCGCTTTTAATTACGGTTAAAAAAGATAAAGATTCTGATATTTTAACTTTTAAAAAAGCATTTCGTATCTATAAACAAACTGAAAGACGAAGTAGTCGGCCTGGTTTAGAGAGTTATTTACTCCATTTTACTTCAGATGAATTGATGTATTCCGACCAACAGAGAATAAATCAATCATATGAAACAAACTATTCCAAAATAGTTGAAAGAATTTTGGTTGATTATTTGAAGGTGTCTGAGAATAATTTAGGAGGCACTTACGAATTTTCTTCAGGTATACAAAAAATTGTAATACCAAATCTTCGGCCACTAGAAGCAATTGAGTGGTGTGCAAAACGGGCTTTAGATTCTAAACAGTCCCCAAACTTTATGTTTTTTCAGAATGTAGCCGGTTTTAATTTTGCAACCCTTTCAACTCTGTTAACTCAACCTGCAATACTTGATGTTACATATGAAACAAAGAATATTAAAGGAGAAAACCCATTTGGTAATATGGGTGGTGCTAGAAGTTTAGAGGTAGTATCAATGAATGATAACATTGAAAGAACTCGCTCTGGTGTAAACGCAGGTAAATTTATTGGATTTGATCCAGTAACAAGAACAATTAGCACAAAAAATATATCTTATGGTGACCACTATTCAAATATGAAACATGGTAATGATACACCTAATTACACACAAATACAAAACCGAGATGGCGGCTCAAACGCACAATCATTCAACTCCCGTAAAGTAGTAAGCATTTTTGATTTCAACAGACAGTATAGCGAATACATTAAGAAAAGAGATTCTAGTTCTTTATCAAAAGGCGAGAGTATTGAAAGTTGGTCATTTCAAAGAAAAGCAATTCTTAAAAATTTAATGTCTAAACGCCTTAAAATTGTAATGCCTGGAAACTTTCAATTATCTTCAGGATTCAATGTAAATGTGGATGCTCCAATTGTAGGTTCTTCACGAGGCGATGACAAAAGTATTAACGGAAAATATATCATTGTAGCATCACGGCAAATTATTGGATTTGAAAAACATGAAACAATCATTGAGGTTGCTTCTAGTTCATCTGATATAGGCTTTATTTCTGGAAGTGATGCAGAACAACAAGAAGAAATTTTAAACTATTAATATGGTTAAAAACGAAGAATCTAAAGAATTTGCTGGTAAGAACGGCTTTACTTGGTGGATTGGTGTTGTAGAAGATAGACAAGACCCATTAAAACTTGGCCGGCTTCGTGTGCGTTGTGTTGGTTGGCATGCTGAAAATAAAATGCATTTACCAACCGATGCGTTGCCTTGGGCAATGCCTGTGGTGCCTTTAAACAATACAAACACATACACACCAAAAGAAGGTGATATGGTGTTTGGATTTTTTGCAGACGGAGAAAACGGCCAAAATCCAATTGTGATGGGTTCTTTTCCTAGTATTCCATTAAAAGCAGGAAACTCACAAGAAGCTTTTAGTGATGGAAGAACTGAGGCTGAATTAGCGGCTGCACCAGTTAAGCCAACAGAATCACCTACACTATATCCAAGGAGATTAGATGAGCCAAGCACATCACGCTTGGCAAGAAATGATGCTGATTATCCATCTCCCATTAATGAAAGTAAAGCGGCAAATAAAGCAGGTAAAGTAGAACCGAACTCATACTATGCGGCAATTTACCCGTATAACAATGTGTATGAATCAGAATCCGGGCATGCCATGGAGTTTGATGACACGAAAGGAGCTGAGAGGATACACTTGTACCATCGCTCTGGTTCGTATGTTGAATGGGGACCTGCTGGAGACCGTTCCGAACGAATCCAGAGAGATAAGTTTAGTGTCGTAATTGGTGATGATTCAGTATATGTCCAAGGTAATGTTAATTTGTTTGTAGATGGGAATGTTACCGCACAAATTGGTGGTAATGTTACTGCCGATATTGGCGGCAATGTTACCGCAGATATTGGTGGTCAAGTAGATATGACTGTGGGTGGAACAGTTAATTCCACAGCTTCTTCGTTTAATTTAACTGGTGATTTGAATGTTACAGGCCAAACCACAGTAAGTAAAAATGTTTTAGTTGGCCAAGGAATCACAACAGGAACAAGTGGCGGTGGAGGCAATATGACCGTCAATGGTTCTGCCACATTTACTGGAGATGTAACTGCTCAAGGCACAAGCTTACATACGCATACTCATTCTGGAGTTTTACCTGGTGGCGGTAATACAGGCCCTCCAAACTAGAATAAATAGAAAATGGCAACCGTAAAAATAGAATCAGACCGAACTTTTAGAGACCTGGATTTGAATTTCACTATTCATCCAGTTAAAAAAGATATCAATACTCACAAGAATGAGTATGCTATTATCAACTCTATTAAAAATTTGATATTGACAAATCACTATGAGAGGCTTTTTCAACCTGAACTTGGCAGCAATCTTCGGCGCCTATTATTTGAACAGGTGGATTCGGTCACTTCGGCACAATTAGAAAGAGAGATTTCAGAGGTAATTGGTAACTTTGAGCCTCGTGCTCAAGTATCTAAAGTAGATGCTGTGCCAGCACCTGATGAAAACGCATATAAAATTCGTTTGGAGTTTTTTATCATTAACAATCCAAACCCAATTACAATTAATTTCTTTTTAGAGAGAATTAGATAAAAATGGCAAACCGTTTACGAGTGACAGAGCTTGACTTTGACACAATTAAAAATAACTTAAAAGCTTTTCTAAAGCAACAATCTGAGTTTACAGATTATGACTTTGATGGTGCTGGCTTAAATATTCTTTTAGATATTCTTGCCTATAACACCCATTACAATGCATACTATCTAAACATGGTTGCAAATGAATCGTTTTTAGATACCGCTATTTTGCGAGAGTCGGCTGTATCACACGCTAAGACATTAGGTTACACTCCTTACTCCACACGAGCACCCGTAGCAATCATTAATTTATTAGCAAACTCTGCCACAACTTCCGCAGGTACATTAACTTTGCCAGCAGGTTATGCTTTTCTCTCAAATCAAATTGACAGCAAGGCCTATAACTTTGTGGTTTTAGATGATGTCACCGCAACAAAAGCTAATTCATCTTATTTGTTTGAGAACCTAGAAATCTATGAAGGTCAATTAGTAAATTACTCTTTCACTTATGACCAAGGTTCAAACCCAAAACAAGCATTTACAATACCTGATACAAACATAGATACGACCACAATTAAAGTTTCTGTAACTCCTTCGGCTTCTAACACAGCAACAGAGTCGTATGAAAAAGTAACCGATGTATTGGACATTACTGCTACATCTGAAGTTTTCTTTTTGCAAGAAGAACGAGGAGGAAAATATCAAATTTATTTTGGTAACGATGTAGTAGGCAAATCATTACCAGATGGCGCTATCGTAAATGTGACCTATCTTTTAACAAATGGTACCGCCTCCAACAAAGCAAACAATTTTGTTGCTCTATCTTCAGCAGTAGATTCATTAAGTGAAGCACTTACCAACTTTACAATTACTCCGATTTCTGCGGCTTCTGGTGGCGCTGACCGTGAATCAGTTGACAATATTAAATTCTCAGCGGCTGCACGCTTCTCTACACAGAATCGTTTAATTACATTTAAAGATTATGAAACTTATATTCTAAACAACTACCCAAATATTGATTCTATTTCTGTTTGGGGTGGAGAAGAAAACGACCCTCCTGTTTATGGTAAGGTTTTCATTTCAATGAAGCCAAAAGAAAACTATTATATTTCAGAGGCAGAGAAGCAGCGTATTATTGACGAAATTATTACACCAAAGGCAATTATTGCTGTTCAATCTTTAATCATTGATCCAGAATTCTTGTATCTGCTAATTGATGTTGAATCACAATATGATCCAAAGAAAACAACGGATACTGAAGCGGCTTTAAAAACTAAAATTACAAACGCCATTTTAAACTATGCTGATACCTACTTAAATAAGTTTGCTTCTAAAATTATTAATTCAAAATTAGAAACTTCGGTAGATAATGTGGATTTAAATGCTATTGTTGGTAACAAATTGATTACTCGTGTTCAAAAACGATTTGAGCCAGAGTTAAATGCATCACAATCTTATACAGTTAATTTTAATGTTCCGTTACATCGTGGCACAGTAACAAATAAAATAACTTCAACTGAATTTGATGTGTTAGATAGTGATGGTATAAGAAGAACAGTTTTCTTTGATGAAGTGCCACAATCATTTACTGGTGTTTCTAACATTGAAGTTACCAATCCAGGCTCTGGTTATCTAAGCGCTCCCACAGTTACGATTACTGGTGATGGCACAGGTGCAACAGCTCAAGCCACTATTGTGAATGGTGCTATTCAAAGTATTAGTGTAACAAACCGTGGTATTGATTACACTCGTGCTATTGTGACCATATCTGGTGGCAATGGATTTGGTGGCGAAGCTTCTGCAATTATTGATGCTGCCACAGGTACATTAAGAACCATTTATTACGATAGCAATGCTCAAAGACAAATTGTGGACTCTTTAGCAGGTGAAATCAATTACAATACTGGTATAGTAACAATCTTTGATATTAACATGCTATCCGTTTCATCGCCTGATAATTTGATTCGCTTATCATTTGAAGCTGAAGAAGGTATCATTGAGTCGGCTAAAAACACAATCATCACAATTGATGAAACTGATCCTGTGGCCATTACTGTCAACTTAACTAAAGTAGCCTAATGTCTTTTGCAAATACCTCAATACTGATTAATCGTCAGGTTCCTGAATTTGTTCGGGAAGAGCATCCTTTATTCATTGCTTTTTTAGAAGCTTACTATGAATTTTTGGAACAAAAACAAACAGGTGAATCAAATGATTTAACACAGAAGGCAAAAGATTTACGATATCTTTCTGATGTTGATTTTTCTTTAAATGAATTTGAAGATAGTTTTTTTAATACTTACGC